TTTGTTGGAATCCATTTTTTAAAGTATTTCCACACAGTAGACACGACACCAGGCCTTACGCAGGTGCTTATAGCGAAAAACCTAATTTTGAGCCTTTCTCATATACAACTAGTACAAAAGGGGGGGCGAGTGATTATCTCTTTCCACCAAAGTAGGGAATAGCATGGCCCTCTTTAACAAGTAACTGGTTTATATTAACACCATTAATAAATAACTCACATAGAGGACGACCAAACTTACCATCGCCATAATACTTCATAACACACCTCATTTTGGCTTCCCCTAACAGCTCAGCCAAACGTTTTTTTGCAGCCTTCCCCTTCACTTTCTCCTCCTTATTGCGTGTACGAGTTTCGGGGGCATTGATTCCGTACATACGAACCCTTTTACTCACAGATATACCGAAGGGAAATGAGATTAGAACATCAACCGTGTCTCCGTCTAGTACACGAAGAACCTTGGTTTCGAACTCTATCAATGCCTAGCATTAACTTTTAGGTTCGATTTGTCTTCAGTGGGTAACTTGTTCTCTATTTTGGCCCCAACTACGGTTCCTTGGATTCTGAACAAACATCTCCACAATTGTCTCTTACTATGCCCCCCAATTGGATCTTGGCAGGCTATACAGATGACTTTGGCTATTTGATTATTAGATATTACCATGTTAATCCTTTCTCCGAGCAGTCCATTTCTGCTCCACAGTTAAAGCATTTGAGGTGGCATGGTTGTAACTCCTCCATTGTGGCATTACACCTATCACACATTCTACTTTTTATCAAGCCTTTCATATTTATCATAACACCTTACACAGCATTGTCTGTCGTTCCACCATTTTGGTCTTCCGTCCTTTGTCTTGTAACAAGTTAGACATATAAATCTTGTCATTCAACTCAAATATCCCTGGAAATTATTGTTTTTCTCATTATATTTAAACGAAGCACTTCCTTCTGGTGTTTGAATGTTAACACTTCTGTTATCCTCATAGTGATGATGATGCTCTACATACTGTACCTGATCGTCATTTCTGGTAACTGCCCAGTATAAAAGAAAAATAATTCCCGGAATGATTAATATCATTGTACAAACCATAAACGCACCAACATACAGTGCCAAGTCTTTACCCATATAGATCCTCCTGTAGATAGAACTCTTCCTCATGTTTGTCCTTGTGTTTTAACGCAACGTATAAATGTTGCATATCTCCATTATACTTCCAACCACAGTCTTGACAATCAAATTTTACTTTCATGTTTCTCAATATCGTTACACCAATCACTTATATAAGTCTTCTCAAAACGACGGCTTCGCTTCGCTCAGCCCCACTTGCGTAGCATACGTTTGCGAAAGTAGTCGAGCAGAAACGATTTAAATTTACGTTTGCCATAAATGTTTTGTATGCGTTCGATGTCGTGGTCGTGCAGAACAACCCTGCCGTTGTAGTATGGATACATTATGCACGTTTTGTGGTCTTGGCAGTGCTTAAGTCCGATAGCGTGGCCACACTCGTGAAGCAATGTATGTATAAGATTGTAAGTACGAAGTTTAGTTTTAGTGTTAGACGGATACTGTTCTGGAAATACATCATGTGCGTTTACTGGCTTACCCTTTATAGACCATATTACACTATCATTGAATGTTATGTCTCCCCCGAGCTTTGAGCCGTTGGGAAAATATGCGTATGCAAGAGTTCCTGGTCTATCTCTAAACATCTTATCATCTTCTTTCTTTAAAAATCTCATCTCTATATCTGCTGTCTTGTCTGTATATATTCTCTTGAACCTTATATCCCTTGTTCTGAACCCCCACTGTCTTAGTGCTATTGTCAAAGCCTTATCTTCAAACTTATCATCTGGAAAATGCTGTGATTCGTTTATTACCTTATAGGTTACATAGCCAAACACTCTTGGTCTGCCTCTCTTATCCTTGTATCTTTTGGGTTGCCATTTATGTTTCCACTCATCTATTACACTTGCTGCAAAGTCTTGATCAATATCAGAATCAAACTTTACATCACTATCCATAACTATGCAATGAGTAGACATATTAACTACACTCTATATTCATTGCGTCACACCAGTTAGAGTATGCATTGTCTAATCTTTCTTCAGATTCAACTACTTCTGGTATCACTGGCTCTGGGATTATATTTGGTAGTTCTGTAAACCAACTATCAATTCCTGCCACATAGCCAAACATGGCTCCTACTATCAGTATCGTTATTAATATTCCAAACTTATCATAGTCCATGTTTTGTTTAAATACTACTAATTTATAAATGTTATGTAGAAAAACCATATAGACATAGTGAATATACCAGCAAGAACCAATGGATTAGTCATCATCTTTCATGTCCTCCATTTCCTTTAATTTATCTTCTAATAGAAAACTTAGTTTCCAGAATGTCTTTTTAGCCTGCTGTGTTATATTCTTTTCATCATACTTACCAAAAGAAAGGGTAAACCAGTCTATTATCTCGCTAAAGTCATCTGTCTCTAATTCTACCATTATAAAGAGAATACTTATAAACAAATAAAGATAATGCTTTATATGGTATTAGGAAGAACATCAACAGAGGAAGAAAAGCCTAAAAAGAACTGCTCTTGCACACAAGACGTAAGAGACATCCAATGCTTTCAGCATGGTGGCTAGTTACAAAAACGTGACAATTCTCTAACAAAGTTTATATATTGTGAGTTATATGAAATATCATGGGAGTTATTGATAGAGTTAAAGGTATATTTAACTTTAGAAGCAAATCCTTTACAGAATCAACTGTAAGACCAAGTATAGCACAGCCATATATGGCTACTGATACTGGTGCAAAACTACCAATCTTTCCATTTCCACTCATAATGATCTATGAGCTTGCAGATAATGTGGATGCTATTAGAATACCAATAGAAACCGTTAACCGTGAAATGTTTAAGAATGGATTTGAGATAGTAGAGAAATGGAAGTTTAAATGTTCCAACTGTTCAAAGGAATTTCAATACGCCCCACTAGCAGGAGATACACGAGACGAGCAGCCAAACTCAACAAATGAAGATAACGAGAGTACAATAGGCTCCACGACTTCATCAAAGGCAAACAAAGCACAGTTCCCAGTAAGACAACCAAGTAATGGTTTAGAAGGCCCACTACAATGTGATACCTGTGGTAGTACAGAACTACTAAGACCTATGCCAGAAAATAGACAGATATTAGAAAAAATGTTAAACAGTCCAGTAAATGCAAACGAACAGTCACTGGAAGATGTAGTAAGAATGTTAGAAAGAGATTTAGAAATTGCAGACAATGCATACTTATTAGTATTAAAAAATTATTGGATTGATGACTCTACAGGTGAAATAGATCCAGAGAAATCAGAAATTAAAGAATTGATAAGAATAGATCCACCACAGGTAGCTATGATAGCAGACAGTGATGGTAGGATAGGCTATGACGATAAACACAACCCAGTTTATGTTTGTCCAAAGTTTGAACACAGAGCAAAGAGACTTACAGGAGACAGATGTGATATGTGTGGTACAAAAGCATTGAAGGCAGTAGTTGAAGTTAACTCAGTTTATTCTATAGGTATACCTCAACCAAAGAGAGTTATCTACGGAGAGGGTGAGATAATTTGGAGGGCAGGTAAATACAGACCAGGATTACTTTACGGTTATTCTCCAATATATGCAGTGTGGTCAAAGATAATGTCATTATCACATATGGACGAATACATTAGAAAATACTTTGATAAGATGCGACCACCAAGAGGTATGTTGGTAATTGCTTCACGTAATTACGAAACATTCAGAAAATCTTGGGATGCATTAGAACAAAAGGCTACAGAAGATCCGTACATGATACACCCACTGTTGGTTGAATCTGACAAGCCAGGTGGTAAGAACATGGCACAATGGCTAGACTTTACTGGTTCACTTAAAGAATTAGAATTTATTGCTATAAGAAAAGAGTTAAGAATGATTATAGGTGCTATATACGGAGTACTTCCATTATATTTCGGTGAACTTCCAACTGGTTGGTCACAGGAAGGTTTGCAAGTTACAATTACAAACAGAGCAAT